GTAAGTTGGTATCAGCATTGACAACCTCACCTACATTTAGACAAGAGTGGAAAGATAAATACAAAAATACATTAGTAGCAGTTGGAACGACATCATTATATGGTATTCATTCACAATACAATGGCATTCCACATTTCAAAACATTGGGTGAAAGTAAAGGTAAAATCAGTATCAAGCCTGATGATAAGTTTTACGATGTATGGCATCATTGGTTACAAGAGAATAGAGCAGATTGGTATAGAGACCAAATTGAACTAGCATCTGCAGATAAATCAGGACCAGTTAGTGGTGTTAAACAAAAAATATTAGGACAAATATTCAAAGAATTGGGAATTAAATCGGATGCATATCATCATGGATTTAAGAGAGGTGTTTACTTTGCACCAATGTATGAGAATGGTAATGATTATCTTTGTTCAAAAATTGAAGAGGACAAATTGATTATGAAACCAAAATTTATACAAGGTGATGAATATACAATCAAATGGTGGAAAGATAAAGCAATAAAGAGATATTCTAAATTGCATGAAGAAGGTAGATTGAAACCAGAAAAGTTATTCTATGCAGACGCAATCGGTTTAACTTGGGAGGAAATGAAAGACAAATTTTTAGCAGACGTGGGTAGATAAAATAGCATATGTATCAAAACATTTATTACGAGAGACAAAAGAATTTAATGCATCTTTGGGATGACAAAAATGGGTATCAAACAATGCCATATCGAAAGTATGCATATAAGAAAGACCCACATGGACAACATCTTTCAATGAATGGTGAGAAACTAACCCGTATTTCAAAGTGGGAAAAGGATGAAGCAGATGACTTATTTGAAAGTGATGTTCCAGAAACAACAAGAGTATTAGTTGATATTTACGATAGTGATATTCCCTCAACAGGACATAGAGTATTGACTTTTGACATTGAGGTTGAAATGATTACAGGATTACCGAATACAAGAGAAGCACAAAACGAATTGACAGCAATTGCTGCACATGATGGAGCAACAAAACTTTATGATGTATTCGTATTAGATAAAGAAAAAAAAGTTAAAAACAATGCCAAAAACTTTAGTAAAGATGGGAGAGAGGTTAGTCTTCACATTTTCGATAACGAGAAAAATCTCTTACTTGCTTTCCTTAATTATTACGAGGAAATTGACCCAACTATTCTTACCGGATGGAATATAGATTTCTTTGATATTCCATACCTTTATAATCGTATTAAAAATGTATGTGGTGAAGGACATGCAAAAAGACTTTCTAGAATAGGACAATGTTTCTATTCACCTTATAGAGAGAAATGGACATTCGGTGGTGTATCTATTTTGGATTACATCAGTCTATATAAACAATACAACTTTGGATTAGAAAGCTCATACACATTGAACCATATCGCAACAAAAGAATTGGGTAGAGGTAAGGTTGAATATGAAGGAAGTTTGGATGACTTATTTGTAAATGATTTGGAAAAGTTTATTGAGTATAATATTGTCGATGTGGACTTGGTGGTATCAATGGATGAGAAGTTAAAGTTTATTGATTTATGTCGAGCTATATGTCACGCTGGTTATGTTCCTTATGAAGATTATATGTTTTCGTCAAAGTGGTTAGAAGGAGCGTGTTTGGCATACCTTAAAACAAAAGGAATGGTTGCAACAAACAAACCGGCAGATAGGAGAGAAAGAATGCAAGCATTGAAAGATAATGACCAAGAGAAGTTTATTGGAGCATATGTAAAAGAACCAATTGTTGGAAAGTATGATTGGATTTATGATTTGGATTTGACATCTCTATATCCATCAATCATTATGACTTTAAATATCTCACCTGAAACAAAGATTGGTAAGATTTCAAATTGGGATGCAGAACAATATATCAAAGGTGAAGAAGTTGTATATAAGTTAGAAGGTAAAGATGGTGATACATACGAATATAACCGTCAGGAACTAGCGGATGTTATCAAAGATAGTAATTTGGGTGTAGCAGCTAATGGAGTTCTTTATATGCAAGATAAACCAGGTTTGATTGCGGACATTCTTAACACATGGTTTAACAAAAGGGTTGAATATCGTAAATTAGAAAAGAAATATGGTGAGGAGAAAAATACGGAATTATATGAGTTCTATGGTAAGAGACAACACGTTCAAAAAATCCTATTAAACTCAATGTATGGTGTATTAGGTTTGCCGGCATTCCGTTTCTATGATGTGGATAATGCAGAGGCAGTAACCCTAACAGGCCAAGTCGTAATTAAAAAGACGGCTGAAATGGCAAATAGAAAATATTGGAAAGAATTAGGAACAACGGATGACTATAATGTTTATATTGATACTGACTCAATTTATATGATGGCAGAACCTTTGGTAAAACATAGATACCCAGAATATAAAACATTTGATGAAAAGAGAATGGCAGTTGAGGTAGACAATATTGCAACTGAAACGCAAACATTCTTAAACTCATTCTACGATTTATTGGCAGAAAGATTTTTCTTTATTCCAAAGGAGAAACATAGATTTGAGATTAAAAAGGAATATATCAGTAAAGCAGGATTTTGGGTAGCAAAGAAAAGATATGCACAATGGATGATTTTGAAAAATGGAATACCTTGTGACAAATTAGATGTTAAAGGATTGGATGTAGTTAGAAGTTCATTCCCTAAAGCATTCCAGAAGTTTATGTCTACAATGTTGAAAGATATCTTAATGGGTAAAGACCATGATTATATAGATGATACTCTATTGACATTTAAGAAAAGTTTACCAACACTACCTGTAAATACAATCGCAAAAGGTGGAGCATTAAAAGAATTGAGTAAGTATGATAATGGTAGTTGGAAAACAGGTGATGCAGTAGCAAACTTTGAGAAAGGAACACCTGCACACGTTAAAGCCGGAATAACATACAATAGATTATTAAAATTCTTCAATTGTCCATATAAGCATGAACCAATTAGAGATGGTGATAAAGTAAAGTGGGTATATCTTAAAGACAACCCATTAGGATTAGAAACGGTTGCATTCAAAGATTATAATGACCCAAAAGAAATTATGGATTTTGTGGAAACCTATGTGGATAGAAACAAAATATTTGAAGCAGAATTAGAAAACAAATTGGATGACTTTTATAACGCATTAAAGTGGGATAAGGTCACAGCAGACACAAAGACCGCAAAGAAGTTTTTTGCATTTTAATATGGAAAATTTAAAATTATGGAAACCCGAAACATTTGATATAGCAAGTTTCAAATGGCATTTATCCGAAAGAAAAAATAAAGAAATAGTAGGTAATGGTTCGGATTTAGGAAGTTGTTATTATACATTTAATGAATTGGGATTTAGAGGTGATTCTCCAAAGAAAAAAGGAACAAGAGTAATGTCAGTTGGATGTTCTCATACCGAAGGAATTGGAGTTCATAATCATCAAACTTGGTCTCACATATTAACCCGTTCTATGAAAGATGGTGTTGATTTAAATTTGGGAATAAATGGTAGAAGTAATGATTATATTGCAAGAACAATATTAACTTGGACTGATTATTTAAAACCAGATTTAGTATTGATAATGTATACATATCCAATTAAAAGAGAATATTATAGAGATGTAGATAAAATAGAACCATATCACCCAAGACCTTGGGGATATTTTGATTTAGATTTGGATGGTAGACATAAATGGGCTAATATTATACAATCAACTACTACTGAGGAAGATTATATAAATTGGTATAAAAATCATTTATTGATAACAAATTATTTAAAGAATAAAGATGTTCCTTTTATTTGGAACGGAACATTTTTACAAACAGAATATACCGATGAAAATAGATTTGATGGAGAGTATCCATATTTTTCAGAACCAAATCAATATGCATCGGCAATTCAAAATGAAGCATATGCAAAAACTTTATTTAAACATATAAAACAAAATTTTGAAATTTAAAAAAAATATCGTATATTAGTAAAACAAACAATAAAATATGAACAAAAACAATTTATTAAAATTCATTCAAAAATATTCACTAGGTGGACTTATTGAATCGGTAGCGTGGAACGCAGAAGGAACAAAGTTATCAGTTAGATTTATTTCTGATGATAAAACATTATTAGGTGAGGTTGAGTATAATGCTTATACTTCTACTCAAATGAATGTCGGTATTTACACAACATCATTATTAAAAAATATGATTGGTGTATTAGATAATGATTTAACATTAAAAGTTGATAAAGCTGGTGAAAAATCAGTATCATTAAAATTATCATCAGACGAAACGGAAACATCTTATCAATTAGCAGACTTAGGAGTTATTCCACCCGTACCAGATTTGAAAACATTACCTGATTTTGGTATTTCAATTGATATGGCATCTAATATGATTGACAAATTTATCAAAGCAAAGGGTGCATTGAGTGATGTGGATACTTTCACAATTTTTACGGAAGGTGGTGATTTGAAGATGGCAATTGGTTATTCTTCTATCTCTACAAACCGAGTTACATTTACTGCACAAAAAGATTATGCAGAAACGATAAAACCAATTTCTTTCTCAGCAAAGTATTTGAAAGAAATCTTAACGGCAAACAAAGAAGCAACATCAGCAAAATTAAAAGTTTCAACAGACGGATTATCAAATGTTGAATTCCAAATTGATGATTTTGTATGTAAATATTATTTAGTAGAAATTTCAAATTAATAAAATGAGTGAACAATTAGAATTATTCCCACAAGAGGAATTACAACAAGTTGGTAATATTGAATTACCAAAATCAGAACCGATTGTAGATGCAGAATGGTGTTTTCAATTTTTCAATAATGAACCAATCGTATTTGCTTTTCAACAAGAAGGACAAGAATCATCTCCATTGGTTTTACAATTAGAACCAATAGAAAGTGAAGGATTAAATTTCCAACAAAACGGAATGACTTTTAGAGTATTCCCAAGACCAATTAGTGAAGAAACAAAAAAACAAAGAGCAGAGCAAAATGTACGTAAAGTTAAAGAAGCTTAGTCCAGATGCAACCATCCCTACCTATGCAAAAGATGGGGATGCTGGTATGGATATGGTGGCAACAAAAATTATAAATGAAAATTTAGGTTCTATTACATATGGAACAGATATTGCAATGGAAATTCCTAAAGGATTTGTAGGATTGATTTTTCCTCGTTCATCTATTAGAAAAACAAACTTACAATTGAGTAATTCGGTTGGAGTAGTAGATAGTGGGTATAGAGGTGAAATTCAAGCAACATTTAATAAAATTCAAGGAATTGATAATGTTGAAAGAAATAGTTATAAAGTTGGTGATAGAATTTGTCAACTTACAATTATACCATATCCACCTGTAAATTTTATAGAAGTAGAAGAATTAAATAACACCGAAAGAGGCGAAGGCGGATTCGGTTCAACTGGAAAATAATATGAGTTTTTTCGCAAACGAAAACAATAAAAAAGAACATAGCTTGTGGGTGGAGAAATACCGCCCACAAACTCTTGCTGATTATGTTGGTAATGAAACTATCAAAGAAACAATTCAGCAATATTTAGATGCAAATGATATTCCACATTTACTTTTGTATGGAAAAGCAGGTACCGGTAAGACCACACTTGCTAAATTAATCGTAAACACAATCAAATGTGACCATATGATTATCAACGCATCGGATGAAAATAATGTGGATACTGTTAGAACAAAAGTTAAGAACTTCGCATCATCGGTTGGTTTTGCGGGTTTCAAAGTAATCATCTTAGATGAGTTTGATTATATGACACCGGGAGCACAGGCAATTTTGAGAAACTTAATGGAAACATTCAGTAAGCATTGTCGTTTCATTTTAACCTGTAACTATATTGAAAAAATCATTGACCCGATTCAAAGTAGATGTCAATCTTTCGCAATTACTCCTCCGACTAAAAAGGATGTGGCAGTTCAGGTAGCAAAGATATTAGAAGCTGAAAAGATTAAGTTTGAACCAAAAAATATGGCAGATGTGATTAATTCATATTATCCAGATATTAGAAGAATACTTAATACTTGTCAATTACAATCAGCAAAAGGTGAATTGAAGGTAGACCATAGAGTAATGGTTGAAGCAAACTTTGCAACTAAACTTATTGAATTGTTAAAGGAATCTGATGACAAGAGAAATATGTTTATGAAGATTAGGCAGGCAGTAGCGGATAACAAATTAAATGATTACTCCGAAATGTATACAATGTTATACGACAAAGTGGATGAATACGCAACAGGAAATGTAGCAAATGTGATTTTGACTATTGCAGATGGACTTTCAAAAGATGCATTAGTAGTGGATAAAGAAATCGTATTTATGTCTACAATTATACAAATATTAAACATTATAAAATAAAAAATTATGCAAGAGCAAATGAACCAATTACCGCCGAATTTTAATTTAAATGACGCAAGAGATATGGATTGTGAATGTGGTGGAAAGATTTTCTTACCAGGTTACAGATTCAAAAAAATCAGTAGATTATTAACAGGTGCACCAAAAGATTCGGTTATGCCAATTGAATTATATGTGTGTGCAAGTTGTGGAAAACCTTTAAATGAATTACTTCCACAAGAATTACAAGAAACAAAAATTATAGAATAATGGCACAAAAGTTATTTGACCATATTAATGCAATAACTACAATACAAGACCCAAAGTATTTTGATAAACTTAGTGATGAGGATTTAAAAACTTGGAGTAATTTTATGATTAATAGATTTTTATCAATGAAACCAGAATGGGTAGAGTTGATTGCGTCTATTTTACCTCTAACACAAACTTTACAACCAAAAGAAATGTATAGTTTGTATATTAATGTCATTCCAAAAGGTAAATATTTTTTGAAATACATTAAAGGAAAATCAGAAGATAAATATGAACAATTCATAGTAGACCTTTTAAAGAAAGAATATGATTGTTCTGAAAATCAAGCAATAGACTATTTAGAAGTTTTATATGCAAGTAGAGAGGGTAGAGAATATATCAAATATGTTTGTGAAAAATATGCTGTGGATAAAAAACAAATTACAAAATTGAAACTTAAAATTTAATATTTATTCAAAAGAAAATATGAATATTAATCACAACGACGCTAAAGAGCATTTTATAAAATATGGATATTGTAACGTTTCTTTAAAAGATATTGATTTAGATTTTTACAATTATTTAGAACAAAATTTTCTTTGTAATGAAGAAAAAAATATACAAGATAGACTTTCTATTATAAGATTTGATGATGATAAAACAAATGAAATATATCACACTAAACCACATTCATTTAAAGAGGCTCGTAGAAAAAAAGAAGAGTTTTTAAGTTCATCCGATAGTTCAAAAATAAGTCAATGTTGGTATTTTTCACATCAAATTACCGAATCGGAAAGAATTGAAATTTCAAAAGGTATTTATAATATTTGTAAATACTTTTATGATTTAAAAGAAACTGACACATTAAATAATCAAGAACTTCAACTTACATATTACGACAAAGGTTGTAAATTTATATCGCATCACGATGGTATTACTATTAATCTGTGTTCTATAATCATATATTTGAATAAAGATTATAATAGAGAAAATGGTGGTTTATTACTATTAAACGGTGAAGAAATTATTCCTGAATTTGGTAACATAGGATTGATGGATTTATCAAAGCATGATATATCACATGGAGTAACCGAAGTTATTGGAGGACCTGGAAGATACGCTATTTTAGATTTTCCAAAATTAAAAAACTAATATAAGATAATTTGGTAAATTTAATTATTTGTCTTATATTAGATATATTATGGCAAGAGTATCATTTTCACAATATAGTATGTGGCATAGTTGTCCACATCAATACAAATTAGCATACATAGATAAATTAGGAGAAAACTCTTCTAACATTCATTCAATCTTTGGAACTGCAATGCACGAAACACTTCAAAACTATTTGGAGAAATGTTTGAGAATATCAAAGTCACAAGCTGATAAGATAATTGACTTAAAGGAATATCTAAAAGAAAGAATGAAAGATGCATATCTTAAAGAAACCGAAGGAGAAATAGGTAATACTACAATATGCACCAAAGAAGAAATGGTAGAGTTTTTAGAAGATGGAAATGTCTTATTAGATTGGTTTCAAAAACCCAAAAACTTTAACAAATTCTTTTCGTTAAAACACGATGAATTGGTAGCAATTGAACAACCTATAAACACAAAGATTTCAGAAAATGTAAACTTTATGGGTTTCATAGATTTGATTATCAGAGATACATTTACAGGTAGATATAGAATTATTGACTTTAAAACTTCTACAAGAGGTTGGAGTAAATATCAAAAATCAGACCCAGTTAAAAACGCACAAATACTTTTATATAAAAAGTTCTATGCAGAATTATTAAACATTTCTGAAGATGTGATTGATGTTGAATTTATTATATTGAAAAGAAAGGTAGAGGTAAGAGAAGATATCCCAACACATAGAATGAGTAAACATGTGCCTGCAAATGGCAAAGTATCGGTGAATAAAGCTTGGAAAGGTTTTACGGAGTTTGTAGAGAGTGTATTTGACAAAGATGGTAATTATAGAACCGATGTAGAGTTCCCAAAGAACGCAACTAAACTATGTGAATGGTGTGAGTTTTTTGATAGAGGAATATGTGATAGAGGATTAAAAAATTTAAATTAAACAATATATATTTTAAAAGTTATGGCAAAAAAGAAGATTCTGTTATTATCAGATGATTTAAGAATGGCAAGTGGTATTGCCAACGTTTCCAAACAATTGGTTATGGGAACTGTTGATAAATATGATTGGGTTCAATTGGGAGCGGCAATCAAACACCCTGAAGCGGGTAAAATATTGGACTTATCCGATGACGTTAAAGAAAGAACAGGTGTTACAGATGCAAATGTAAAAATTATTCCTTTTGATGGTTATGGTAACCCGGATGTTATTCGTCAATTACTTATGCAGGAAAAACCTGATGCAATCTTACACTTTACAGACCCACGATATTGGATTTGGTTATATGAAATTGAACATGAAATTAGACAATCGGTTCCTTTATTCTTTTATCATATTTGGGATGATTTACCAGACCCAAAATACAATAGAGACTACTATGAATCGTGTGATTGGATTGGATGTATTTCAAAACAAACATATGGTATTACTAAAAGAGTTTGGAGTTGGGATAAAGAAAAACATTGGGTTAAACCGGCAGATTGGCAAATAAGTTATGTGCCACATGGTATCAATTCGGATTTATACAAACCAATTGAAGTTCCTAAAGAATTTAAAAAAGAAATATTTGGTGATAAAGAATATGAATTTGTTCTTTATTGGAATAATAGAAATATTCGTAGAAAACAACCAATTGATGTTATTTTAGCATTTGATAAATTTGTTGAAGCATTAAGACCAGAAGAAAGAAGTAAGGTATGTTTATTAATGCATACTCAACCTGTTGAAGAACATGGAACAGATTTACCAAGAACAATTGCAGAATGTTGTTCGCCTGAAACAAATGTAGTATTTGCACCAAATAGATATTCCGAAGAACAATTGAATTATCTTTATAATATTGGTGATGTGACAATCAATGTTGCATCCAACGAAGGATTTGGTTTAGCAACTGCGGAATCAGTAATGGCAGGAACACCTATCATTGTAAATATAACCGGTGGAATGCAAGACCAATGTGGATTTAGAGATAAAGGAACAGGTAAATTATTAACGGCAGAAGATTATGTAGAGATTGGTTCTTTACATGATAGACATAAAAAAGCAGGTGTAGTTTGGGGAGATTGGGTTAAACCTATTTGGCCAGTTCGTTCAACAACGGGTTCAGTTCCTACTCCATATATTTTTGATGATAGAGTTGACTTTGAAGATATTACTCCATTGATTATGGATTGGTATAAAACACCAAAAGAAGATAGAGATGCAGCTGCATTGAAAGGTAGAAAGTGGATGTTAGGAGATGGGTTATTAAGTAGAGAAGCGATGTGTCAGGCATTAGTTGATGGTATGGAAGGTGCATTTGCAAATTGGAAACCAAAAGAAAAATTTAAATTAATAGAGTTATAGTATGAAACCAACATTAGTATTTCAGGCACCAGTAGCAACGAGAAGTGGATATGGTGACCACGCAAGAGATTTATTACATTCTCTTTATAAATTAGATAAATTTGAAATTAAAGTTA